GCTGGCGAAGTTCCAAGGCAGGTTGTTTATGAGGCTATGCGTAAGGCTCAGGTAACAGAGCTTACCGACGATCAGCTTGACGCCCTGAACGAAGGCGGGGATTTGATCGATGACGAAGACGCAGAGTAAGGCCGCCAAGGCCACGGCACAGCGCAAGATTGTCGAATCGATTGCGCGACATACAGCATGGCTTCACAGGGCGGCAACGGCTCAAGTTAACGACCTGACCGAGATCATCGACAAGTCAGGCGGCACTCTAGCAAGGCTGCTTAATGACCGGCTCGACAATCTGACACCGGCTGAGCTCAAGGCGTTTTCACAGGGCAAGTACACCACCAGCAGGCTCAAAGGCTTGCGCAAAGAAATGGACGCGTGGGCAAAAGCCCTTACCAGCGAAGTCACGCAAGCCAGTTTTGAGGGCTTCGAGAAGTTAGCCGGCTACGAGGCCAGTTACGCACGAGAGACGCTATCCGGTGCACTGACTGATACGAAGCTGCCGGCAGCACCTGCAGCCGCCGCAGCGATGAAAGCGGCCAAAGATGCGCCCGTGCTCGGGCAAATGCTAAGCGACCTTGTTAGCGACGTTACATCGCCGGTTAAGAAGCGCATTTATTCAACGATCCGGCAAGGCATCAGCGAAGGCCAGACAAACCAGCAAATCGTTCGGGCTTTACGTGGCACCAAGGCGCTGCAATTTAAAGATGGTGTATTGCAAACCACCCGGCGCGATGCAGAGCGCATGGTGAGAACCTGTAGAAACCACGTGTCGAACACAGCCATGAACGAAACATATCAGGCGCTCGGCGTGGAAGAGGTTGTTTGGACGAGTACCCTGGACGGTAGAACGTCAGATGTTTGCGCCACTAGGGATGGCACCCGCTATAAGGTCGGCAGCAACCACCCTACGCCTCCCGCGCACCCGAACTGTAGAAGCATTATCGCCCCATCACTGGACGGCGACATAATTGGACAGCGCCCATACGTCAGAGCTTTCGAGCCAGTCGGAAAGATACCGAAGGGCAAGCGCCCTGACGATATGATCGGCCAAGTATCAGCCAAAACCACCTATGCGGACTGGTTCGGAAGGCAGCCGGCAAGCTTTCAAAAGGAGTGGCTTGGCCCAAGCCGGTACAAGCTATACAAGAAGGGTGATTACAAGCTTGATCGCTTCGTTGATCCGACAGGAAAGCGTCTGACTCTGGATGAATTGCGGATTAAAGACCGCGAGACTTTCAGTGAGATATTCGGAAATCCCTAATAACTGAAACCAGCCGGCCATTGAGTCGGCTTTTTAATGCCTACAAGGTAGGCCACAACGCTCAAGGAGCAGAAGCCATGATTGATTTTGACGAACTCGGTATAGAGCTAGACGACGAAGTGAAGCAGAAGATTGCAGCAGCAGCGACAAAGGCGCACGAAGCAGACGTGGCCGGCCTGAAGGCCAAGCGTGACGAGTTGCTAGGCGCGCAAAGCAAGCTCAAGGAGCAGTTGCAGCAGTTTGAAGGCATCGACCCAGCCCGAGCCAGGCACCTTGAGTCAGTGCTATCCGAGAACGAAGAAGCAAAGTTAATTGCTGACGGCAAAATTGACGAGCTGATTAGCAAGCGACTCAGCCGAGAACAGGCAACATGGCAAAGCCAGATTGAGCAGAGAGACACTGAAGCGCAGCAACTACGCCAGCAGATCGAAGGGCTACAGGGTGCTACGATCAACAGCGGCATTGCAACGGCTGCACAGAAAGCAGGGCTGGCACCCACTGCCATTGAGGATGCCCAGCTACTAGCAGGGCACGCGGGCTGGAAGGTCGAAGATGGCGTCCCGGTCCTGCGTAAAGGTGAAGAAGTGGTAAGGGGCAAAAACGGCCCGATCACATTTGAAGAATGGCTGGAATCGCAACGCGATACTCGGCCCCACTGGTTCCCGACTCCCAAGGGGAGCGGCGCACAAGGCAACAGGTCAGGCGAGGCTTCGACCAAGACAATTGAACGATCAGCCTTTGACTCAATGGACGGCACGCAGAAGCGCGAGTTCTTGAGCAAGGGCGGCAAAGTAATCTAATTCGAGGCTTTAACTATGAGCAATACACTGACTGATTTAATCCCTGATTTGTACGCGTCTCTTGACGTTGTATCCCGAGAGTTGGTTGGCATGATTCCCGCCGTTACCGTGGACGCACGCACCAACCGTGCGGCCCTTAACCAAGATGTTGTTGTGCCTATCGTTCCGACCTCAAACAGCAAGACCGCAACCACTCCGGCTATGTCTGTCCCGACAGCGGCTGACCAAGTAATCGGCAACACCAAGGTCAAGATCAGCAATTCTTTTGCTGTGCCATTTTCGTGGTCTGGCAGCGAGCAGGACGGGCTGAACAGCAACGGTGCTGGCTATCTGCCGATTCGGGCTAATCAAATTGTGCAGGCAATGCGCACTCTGACCAACGCGGTAGAAGCAGATCTCACCGGGTTGTACAAAACATTTAGCCGCGCAGCTGGCAAGTCAGGAACCGTCCCGTTTGCAACCGCTGGCGACTTCTCCGATGCGTCCCAGACACTGAAGATCCTGAAGGACAACGGCGCTCCGGTATCTGATAACCACCTGATCCTTGGGACTGGCGCTGGCGCTAACTTCCTTGGCAAGCAGGCTCAGGTGCAAATGCAGGGCACCGACAGCATCCTCCGGCAAGGCGTTCTGGCCAGCACCTCCGGTATGGATTTGCGTGAGTCTGGGCAGATCGTGACGCCTTCCAGCACGCCCGCGACAGGCCACCTGGCTGACGGTGCGCACGCTATCGGAGCTACAACCATCAAAGTTAAGACCGGAACCACAGAAATCTTCGCGGGCGATGTTGTGACGTTTGCTGACGATGCTAATCAGTACGTTGTCGCAGTTGGTTTATCTGGCGGCGGTGGCGATATTGAGATAGGCGCTCCCGGCTTGCGGCAGGCGCTAGCTACCGGGAAGGCTATGACCGTTGTGGCGCAAGCCCCGAGAAACCTTGGCTTCAACCGCTCTGCAATCGTTCTGGCTACCCGTATGCCCGAGCGCCCGCAAGAGGGCGACATGGCGCTTGATGTGTTGACCATCACCGACCCGCGCTCCGGCCTTGCCTTCGAGGTGAGCATGTACCCGGGATACCGGATGGTTCGCTATGAGATCGCGCTGGCTTGGGGTGTAGCTAACATCAAGCCTGAGCACACAGCAATCCTGCTGGGCTAAAAACACGGGGCTTCGGCCCCGTACTTATTCAAGGGGGCGCTATGATCGAGTACATAACCGTTGGCGACGTTGATAGCGCTCTGCCTGCTGACTGGGAAGGCACGGGCGACAAAGACGAAGCCGTGCTTCAGGCCAACGCTTATCTAAACACGCTGAGGTTTAAGGCATGGGATACGCAGCCAGACGCCGTTACCCGCGCAGGCGCTGAGCTGGCGAGAGAGTCAGCCGCTGGCAACCTGTACCAATCGACGGACGGCACTGTAAAGCGTAAGAAAGTAAAGGCCGACACTGTAGAATCAGAAAAGGAATACGCCGACGGAAGCATTGCCAGATCCGGTTCCATGCAGTTTGTTGATGCGCTGCTTGAGCCGTGGATTGTGTCGGGTGGCTCTGTTCAGCTACTGCGGAGGCTGTAATGGGGCTACGCTCTGAAATACAGGCCGATATTGCTGAGGCATTCGACACCGACTTAGCGGACGCTGTGCAGACGTTTTCAGGTTCGCGAACAGTGCAAGGCAGCTATGACCCGGCAACCGGCACCAGCACAACTACCACTGTGACTTATACAGGGCGCGGGGTTTTTGGCTCTTTCAAGGCTGAAGAGCTGAATCAGCATATTGTCAGTACTGATGAGAAGCTATACGGCATTTTGCAAAACGAGCTTTTGGTGAACGACGAGCAGGGCCAGCCAACCTTCGTGCTAGCGACCCCTGAGACTAGCGACTTGATCAGTGGCAAGCGGGTTGTTGCCGTGATGCGTGACCCAGCTTCAGCAACGTGGACAGTAGCCCTACGAAAAACCTGATACAATTGTTGCGTGCGGCTAGACCGGCCAGTCGAAAAGGGTATCGCCTACCCCTGCCGCACTCTTTCAAGGCGATAACACGAGGCGATGTTATGAAGAAATGCACGAATTGTCAGAAGGTTAAGCCGTTTTCGGAATTCTGGAAAAGGAAGCAGTCTCTGGACGGACTCCAGCACAGATGCAGGGAGTGCTTGAGCAAAAGGTTTTCGGAATATCGCAAATCCAAGCGAGGGATAATCAACCAGATTTATCGGAACCAGGTTTCAAGCGCAAAGCAAAGAGGTATGGCGCTGCCGGAATATTCCATAGCAGAGTTCTATGACTGGATTATTTCAAAAAGAGCGTTTCATCGCATTTACAATGAGTGGGTGAATAGCGGATACAAGGAAACTGAAGTACCTAGTTGCGACAGAGTTAATGACAGAATCAGTTACAGGTTTGACAATATAAGGGTCGTGGCCTGGAAGGATAATTGGCATAAGATCCATGATGACGTAAAGTCAGGCAGGAACACGAAGAGATGCACTGCTGTAGATCAGCTTTCTTTAGATGGAAGGCTTGTCCAGAGGCACCACTCTATGTCGGCCGCTGCAAGATCAGTGAAAGGCAGCCAAGGAACGATTTGGAAAGCCGTAAATAATCAATCGATTCAGATGTATGGTTATCGATGGCGATATTCTCTGGAAGAAAATGATAACTCAGAGATCATTAAAAAATCCGCGTAACAAACCATCAAAACAGGCCCGCCAAGTGCGGGCTTTTTTGTGGGCAGGAGGAAGACATGAGCTGGTCCCGCTCGCTATCAGGCTTTACTGATCAGGTAGAGAAAGATCTGACGAAGAAGCAAAAGGATATGGCCGTTTACGCACTACAGCAGATCATATTCGGATCGCCGGTAATGGACGGAACCTATCGCGGCAATCACCGGGTCACGGTTAACGGCGAGACTCAGGACTACGACCTAAGCACTGCCGACAAGTCAGGGCAGATGACGCTCAACGAAGGGCTGCAAGTCATCGGATCAATATCCAGACCGTTCGGAACCGTAACCATTCAGAATAACTTACCGTACGGCGAGCGATTAGAAAACGGTTGGTCAGACCAGGCGCCCGCAGGCGTTTATAGCGTTGCCGAGCAAAGCACAAAGGAGCGGTTTAAATGACCTTTGAGGACATAAGAAAAACCGTTGAGGTGCGCATGGCCGCATGGGCGACCGCTAAAACTATCTCTGTGGCTTACGACAACGTGAAGCCTTCATTCGATACTGCCGCATTAGACAAGTGGGTGCGATGTACGATCATTGACGGCGACAGCTTCACAGCCGGCATCGGTAGCGACCCTTGCGTGCGCAGAGTTGGGCTTGTATCCATGCAGATTTTCACGAGGCGCGATAAGGGCTCACTGGCAGCCAGAGAGATTGCCACTAGCCTTGCCAGCCACTGGGAGTATTACCAGAGCGGCGGGTTTAGCACTCAGGCAGCGCGGCTAATAAACGTCGGTCCTGATGACAATTACTATCAACTTAACTTGCAGGTCGGCTTCACCGCCGATTAACCACCAAGCACCACCCAACCAGCCCGCCTCGATGCGGGTTTTTTAATACCTAACTGAAAAACCCGAGAGGTAATAGAGATGGCTGAGAGTAATAGAGTTCGCATAGCTTACAAAGCCGCAGGCGCACCCGTAACAGGATGGAAAACGCTCCGGCGCACAGGCGACAGCCTAACCGTTGGAACCGAAACCGTAGTATCAGACGAGATCCGAAGCGACCGGTTGCGCGGCGGCTCGAAAGTTGTCACGCAGACCGCCGGCGGCACGATTGATTTCGAGTTCAGCGCAACGTCGTATGACGAGATCCTGGAAGCGGCATTTATGGGCGCATGGACGAACAATGTGCTGGAAATCGGCACAACCACCGTAAAGCTGGACATCCTCAAGAGCTATCTTGATGAGGCCCGGCACGTGCTGATTGAAAACTGCGAGATCAGCAATCTGCAAATCACGATGGACGCTGCATCGAAAATCACCGGGCAGATCACCGTCATGGGCACCACCATCGATGATGACTACGCAATCACAACCGACGCATTCGCCGCACCGGGCACTAGCCTGATCATGGACAGCTCAAACAACCTTGGCAGCATCCAGGTTGACGGATCACCCGTTGCGGGCGTTTGCTTCACTGGCATGGGCTTGACGCTGGATAACGGCCACAGCTCTGACCAGTGCCTTGGCACAGCGACACAGCAGCACTGGAAAGGCTCGGCAACCGTCACCGGAACCGTAGCCATGCGCAGTTCAGCCGCAGCGTTTACGTTGTGGGAGAACACCATCACGAACACGCCGGTCAAGCTGTCTTACGTCCTCACCGATGGCGCAAAGAGCTACACGTTTGAAGTTGCAGCGGCTCACCTTGCAGGCGACCTGCCGAGCGGTGGCCTGGATGCAATATTGTCGTTTGATCTGACATTCACAGCGGCAACAGGTGCGGCAAGCGCTTACCTGAAGGTCACTCGCGTACCTTAACCAGTTTGCGCCCCTTGGCTGTTTGTCCCGTGGCCTTGGGTGCGCTCTAAATAACGGGACAGTTTATCAACGGGATAATTGAGGTAATTGTTATGGCTTACGTGTTCAAGAAGTACGACGACAGCAAAAAAGAGAAAGGCGCTTGGGTAAACATTGACGGCGGGCGCTTCAAAATTGCATCAATCTCAACATCTGCTGTCGAGCGGAAAAACGAAGAGATACGCGAGCGCAACGAACGCGAATACGGCAAAAGCCGCCCACCGCTTGAAGTGCAGATCGCCGACGACGCAGAGGCTATCTCTGAGGCTTTGCTGCACGACTGGGAGGGCATTGTTGCTGAAGATGAGGCCGGCGAAGAAGTGCCGGTGCCGTTCACTCGCGAAAACGCCTACGAGCTTTTGCTGAACGATGACCCGCTGCGAAAGCGAATCTTGCTTGAGTCTCAGAATATGGCGAACTACCAGCGGGAGCGGGTGGCTAAGCAAGCAAAAAAGCGGCGGAATACCTCAAGTTCCTGAAGGAGTGGAAAGGCGACCGGGAGCAGTACGCCCTGGTTGCCAGGCTACTAGAGGTAGACGAGCCGCCACCAGAACTCGATGAGCGAACAGCCTTCTGGATCAATGCTTTCAACCTGCTGTGCCGAGGCAGGCCGCAGGCGATGAGCGGTATCCCCTGCCTGCCACCGCTCGACATTCTGGACACGGCAGAGCGCCTTGGGTGGCCGTGTGAGCCATACGAGTGCATCGAGGTCATTACCGCTATGGACGATCAGTGGCGGGACTTGAATGCCTGACCTTCTCTCCCTTCTTGTGTAAGATAAATTGAATGCGGGCAAGGGAGAAATGGTGATGCAGATAGCTATATTTGTGGTTCTGGTAATTATAGCCTTGGTGCTTGCGCCTTGGCTGATTGGCGTTGCTGCGGCATTGGTGGCTGCCTACGGCGTGATTATTGTCGTTTTGGGAGGCATAGCCATTCTTTCGGGCATTGCTGTCGTTTTATGGGTGGTGATGACGGACAGAGAGCCGGCCGAGTCGCCCCCTTTAGTGGGAGCTAGGACAAGTTGTCGCTATTGCCAGGCCGAGATATCGTCCAGCTTGGCATTCTGCGACAACTGCCACCACGAGCAGTAGCCTAGAAACATCGAACGAAGCCCGCCATTGAGCGGGTTTTTTTTATGCCCAAATTTGAGGTCGCCATGGCATATTCTTCTCGCTTGGAGTTAGTCGTTGATTCGCGCACAGGCGAAGCACGGCTGCGCAACTTTCGCACAGAACTTGGTCGAACCGAGCGTGCCGGTAGCAGTGCAGGCGAAACCATTGGCCGGACCTCCCGCCAGATTGACGGCATGGCGACCGTCACGCAGACCGCAACCCGAGCACTGACTGGCTTGGCCGGGGCGCTAAGCATTCGCGAGGTTATCCGTTACAGCGATGCCTGGACAAGCGCAGGCAACCGCATCCGCGTTTACACCGACAGCGTTAGCGAGATGCAGCAAGTTCAGAGCCGACTCGTATCAGCAGCAAGGGATACCCGTTCAAGCTTTGAGGCGACTGCCGACCTCTATGCAGCCCTCGCCCGGTCCAACGACGAGCTTGGCCTGTCGCAAGATAAGCTGATTGAGCTGACCTCAACCATCAATAAAACCTTTGCACTCTCTGGCGTTGAGGCTCAGGCCGCAGCGGGCGCTATTCGCCAGCTCGGGCAGGGCTTGGCGGCGGGTGCGCTTCGCGGTGACGAGTTTAACTCCGTAGCTGAGCAAGCGCCGGACATTATGCGGGCCATTGCGCAGTCTCTCGGCATGGCTATTGGCGATTTGCGCGAGTTTGCGGCCACTGGTGGCATCACCGCTGAAATCATCGTGAACGCGCTCTCAGAAGCTCGGGAAGAAATTGACGGAAACTTTGCCCGGTCAATCGCCACTTTTGGCCAGAACCTAGAGAACGCGCAAACCAACCTGATTGAATTTGTCGGCACCTCGGACACCCTGGCAGGGGCAACCTCGGCTTTGGGCGGCACTATTGAAACCCTGAGCGAAAACCTAGAGACCATCGCCGACATTGCAGTGGTAGCGGGCACGGTATTCGCGGGCCGCTTGGCCGGTGGTGCAGCCGCAGCAGGCGCATCAATGGCCGCCGCTCAAGTTCAGGCGCTGAGGTATCAAGCCGCTCTTGCGTCTATGGCGGGAGCCTCCCGAGTGGCGGCAGCCGGGCTTGGCACCTTGGCGGCCGCTGCGCGCGGGGCAAGCGGTGCAATGGCATTTCTCGGCGGCCCCGTGGGCTTGGCTGTTATCGCAGCCGGATCGCTATTTTATTTCCGGGATGAAATCTGGAAGTCTGCCGAGGCCACCAAAGGGCTTAAAGAGCAGCTCGACGGCGCGGCTGAGTCAATGGATACGTTTACAAAAGCGGGCCTTGAGAGTCGCAGGGCCGAGCTATCGGCGCAGCTTGAGGACATGCGAGCTAAAGCGACCGCTCTCGCAAAAGAGCTTGAGGCTAAGCGGCTCGCAAATGTCATGTACCAAGGTCGCCCCGGCGCAAACCCAAGAATGGAAGGCACGATAAACCGAGAGCTGCAAACAGCTCAGGCTGACATGCTGCTGCTTGAAAACGCCATAGGCGATGTGGATAACAGCCTTGATCGGCTAGGCGAAACACAGGGCAAGACCGGTAAAACCACCGAACAACTCGCCCGCGAGGCCCGCAATCTGGCCGAGGCCTGGTACAGCGTCCGAGAATCGACCGGCGATGCGCTGGACTCGATGATGGAGCGCCTTGGGCTAATTGGCGAAGGTACAATTCAATTCCGCCGCGACATGGAGCTGGTGCAGAAAGCCTTCGCCTTGGGGCTGATTGACGAGGCTCAGGCGGACGCCATTGCGAACGCAATGAACGATCCGAAGCACTGGGAAGAAGCCGGCAAAAAGTCCGGCGAAGAGTTCTCACACGGCTTCGAGTCCCAAGTTGACCGAGTAGCTGATAGCCTGCAAGACGCCATAGCATCCGGCAACTGGGCAGGTATTGGCGCGACCATTGGCGCAACGCTGGCATCCAGTGCCGCGCAGGTCATGGGCGACCAAGTGGCGGGCAGTCTTGGGCAGGGTATTGCTGGCGCTATCGGCGGCCCCATCGTGGGCGCGATTGCAGGCGGGCTTGTTGGGTTGGCCGCGCAGAAGATCAGCGACTACTTCAGTGACGACTGGGATCCAACCGAAATGCGTCAAGCCGCGCAAGGAACCGGCACGCTACTTGGCTCCATTAGCGAGAAGTCTCAAAGCATCAGCAAAGGCATGGACGTTACCGCATCGGCAACCAGCCAGCTTGTGGGAATTAACCGATCCATGCTGCGGGCAATGGAGCAGGTGAACATTGGCATCCAGGGTGCATCTGCAAGGGTGGCGCGGGGTGCATCTGGAGTGTCGTTTGGCGCTCCGTCAGCGGGCGGCCTGTCCGGCTCTGATTTCAATATTACCGGTGGCGTCATGCCACTGATAGACGGAACCCTTAACGCGGCATTTGAGTTTTTCGACGGCGCGATAGACCTGTTCACGTTCGGCTTGATTGATCTCGGCAAATTGCTGGGCGGAAAATCACGTCAGGTAGACGAAGGCGTCAACATCGTCGGCGGCTACATTGGCGACCTTGTTGATGACGTTGTGGTTCAGTCCTTCGCCACCTTCAGAGTTAAGAAAAACGTTTTCAGCAGCACCAAGACCAAAGAGAAGTACCAGAATCTCGGCGACGAAGTAACCGATCAATTCAGTCTCGTGTTCGAGAGCATACTGGATAGCGTGGTGGCTGGCGCAGGCGCACTAGGCATTGACGCATCAGCAGCCAGCGGGTTTAGAGTTGGCACCCAGAAGCTGAGCCTTGAGGGGCTGAACGCTGAGCAACAGCAGAAAGAGCTTGAGGCTTATTTCAGCACTGTATTCGACAGGCTTTCTGCTTATACCGTGCCGTGGTTGGGTGAGCTCCAGCGTGCCGGCGAAGGTCTAGGTGAGACGCTGGCAAGGGTGGCGACTCAAACGCAAACTACCCAGTACGCGATTGACGCGATGGGCATCCGCTTTGACGACCTGGCAGGCCGTGAGCTTGTGGCGGCTTCCGAGCGCCTGATTGAGTTCAGCGGCGGTCTTGAGCAGTTTATCAGCGGTATGCAGGGCTTTATCAGCAACTTTGCTACCGAGGCGCAGCAGTTTGAGCTTGCACAGTCGAATCTAAACAAAGCCATGCGCGAGGCTAACTTGATATTGCCCGACACGCGTCAGGGCTACTATCAGCTCATGCAAGCGCAGAACGGCAGCACCGAGCAAGGAGCCGAAAACATCGCAACGCTACTTCGGTTGCAGGGCGTGGCGGATCAGTATTATTCGTCTCTCGAAGATCAGTCTAAGAGCTTTGTTGAGACGCAAAAGCAAGCCCTGCAAAGCCAAGTCTCGCTTCATCGCAGCGCTCTGAGCTCGGCGCAGCGCATGGCCGATTCGGTAGCGGACGCACTGTCCGGGATGATGATTGGCACGCCCGCAGCCGCAAGAGTGCGTCGAGAAGATGCCCTGTCCAGCCTGTCGGGCATGGTTAGCCGTGGGCGGGTTCGAGACACTGACGATTTGTCCGGCGCTCTAAGCTCCGCCACCAACATCAATGCCAATGACTACGCCAGCCTTAACGATTACATCCGCGAAGTTGCCCGCACAGGTGCTGTGCTGACGAACTTGCAGAAGGTGACGGATAAGCAGGTTTCCGCAGAGCAAAGGTCGCTTGAGGCTATTGAGAAAACGCTTGAACGGATGCAGCAACAAAGTGACGCACAGCAAACGGCTATCGCAAAACACACGGCGAAGACCGCCAAAATCCTTGAAAGAATTGAAATTGAGGGCGCGCCGCTGTGAAGCTAATCAAGCCGATTGACGGGATTGAAAATGTAACCACCAGCGATGCGCCTCCTGATGGCTTTCAGGCGTGGGAGCCTGACGGGCGACTGAACAGCTTTCCCGATGACCAGCTGCTATCTGTTGGCGGAAACTTTGCGTTCTACGCTCCGTTATCGGTTAGCAACAAAACGATCAGCATATACGATCTGGCAACTGGTGATGTTGATTCGACGGTTACTGATTCTGCCATCCGCTATATTTCCGAGCTTTCGGCAAGCCCGGACGGCACCCTGATTGCTTACGGGTATAGACTGGATAACGGCGACTCTGGCGTCAAGGTTTATGACACGTCGTCATCACAGGTCGTTTATAACCGGGTGGCGCAAGGCACCAATGGCGTTATCTCATGGGCGTCAGACTCGTCTGCCATCGTCTACTATGATCGATCTTTCGCGTTCCTGTACTGCGTTAAAGCGGAGTCGGTTACCTGGGGGTCTCCGGCCGTATCTGCTAACTTGCTGGACGAGTCTGGGCTAACTGTGTCAGGCATCGTGGCGATTTCACTGCAAACGCCAAGGCTCAGTGATGCGGGAATTGTTTTTACCGTCTATCGTGCCACAGAAAACCAATCCAGTGGTGGCGACACTGCCGTTGTGCTATCGCGCCTATCGCCTGCCATGGCGGTTACTCATACGCAGCTGCTACCGACATCAATTTACCCTCAAGGCATTCTTGCAAATGAGGTTAGATCAGAAGTCGCCATCATCCACGGCGGCACTGGGGCAAGCTTCTTTAATTACGCCGATTTAAATCCAATAGGCACTCCGGCGACAATTTCCGGAACGGCTTACAAGGGTCTCTCTGTGTCTCTGGATGGCGCTGAATTTACGCTTCAGGCAAGCTCCGTACAGCCGTACAACCGGACGTTTTCGCTAACCGATTACTCGGAGCTGACAGCCATGCCGGCGGTTGGCGGTTACGCCGATATTTACTACGCGACGGATTATTTTCTTGGGGTCAATAGGGATGGCACTTATGACATCGTTGACCTAGCAACCAATGCCCTGATCACTCAGTCCAACCCCACCGTCACCGCCGGCGACATATACATATACCAAGATCACGTATATGAAGCACTAAAGGACGGGAACGACAAGCCTGACGCTGGTACGCTAATGGATCCACCAACTTGGCTGGACAGGGGCTTTATAAACCCGCTGCGTATGTTCGACGGCAAGCTAGACAGCCTAACCACTGCCGACGGAATCCTAACCATTACCGTAAATTCCGGCACGCTCAATAACGGCTTGGCGCTGTTTAACGTCGGCGCGGCAACTGTTCGGGTGGTCATGGAGGACGACACGGCAGGGGTGGTTTACGACACCGAAGAAATCGCCATGCGCGATAACTCCGTTGTCCTTGGCTGGCATGATTACTTTTTCACTCCACGGCCTGCAAAAAAGGACTTGGCGCTTATCGACCTGCCGACTTACCCTGGCGCTGAAATCACCGTAACGATTAGCGCGCCGGGTACAACTGTGGAGCTTGGAGAGATTGTACTAGGCCGAGTGCAAACACTAGGCGAAACACAGTACAGCTCAAACGTAGGAATCATCGACAGCAGCCGAAAAGAGCGCGATCAGTTCGGAAACTACAGCGTGCTGGAGCGCCCATTTAGCAAGCGGGCGGAGTATGATGTACACATAATGAGGGCGGCTACTTCTGGTGTTCAGCGCATCTTGGCAGGCTATCGAGCCACGCCTATTGTCTATATCGGCAACATCGAAGAAGAGGCGCTAATCGTGTTCGGGTTCTACAGGGATTTCCAGATCAATTACGACAATTTTAGCATCAGTCACGCAACCATAACCGTCGAGGGTTTATAAATGTCCGCACCACAGATTACACCACTGCCCCTGGCCCCGAGTCCGAGCGATCCGGGCGATGTATTTGACGCTAAGGCGTTCGCTCTTACTAGCGCCTGGCCGGACTTTATAAATGAGACGAATGCAGCGGCAAACTACATTGAAGGCGGCGTTGATGCCGTTGCTGATAGCATAGCAGGAGCAACTGATACAGCCATAAACGCCGCCCAATCGGCCGCATCGGCTGCTTCCGCATCGCAGGTCGCACAATACGCAAGCGAGGCATCGAGCGCGACAGCAGTTGGCGCGGCTAATTTTAAAGGGAGCTGGGCAGGCTTGTCTGGGCCGCTTGGCCTGCCCTCTAGCGTCGAGCATGATGGGTATTTCTGGGTTTTGCTTGAGAGTGTTTCCGACGTAACGGCGCACGAGCCGGGTGCAGGTGGAAAATGGCAGATAATCTCGTCCCCAACGATACGCGAGAGACTGCTCAAAGAAGCCACACTCAACCTAGACTTTGCTAACAACAAGTATGAGGTGTATGAAGGCCCAGTCAGCGGCATGACCGCCAAGCCTTTCAATGACATTCTGAATTTCACCCGATCCAGTGGAGCAACTGCCAAAACTGCTACAGGAGGCATTACTGATGTCCTGACAGGCGAGCAACGGCTTGTTGGTAATCGTGAGGGGCTGCTGATTGAGGGGCAGCGGACTCGACTTAATACGATTGCTGCCGCACCAACAGCACCTGAAAATGTCACAGTGGCGGCAGCCGCTCACACGATCAGCTTTTACGGTACTGGTTCAGTAGGTTTGACTGGAGTTGCCACTGATACGCTTGTCGGAACGGGCGCTAATGATCGTGTGACTCTTACTTTTACACCTACGGCTGGCACCCTGACCCTGGCCCCATCCGGCACAGTGGCAGACTTACAATTAGAGGTTGGAAGAAATGCCAGCTCGGTTATCCGTGGTGAAGGCACCCAAGTAACCCGCGCTGCTGATAAATGTAGTCGGGCGTTGGGTGCTGAGTTTAATCAACAAGAAGGGACATTTTTGTTGGAATTTACTCCTGCTGGTGAGTTTGAGCCTTCGTATATCTTGACCGATGGCGCAAGCCGTAGAGTGTTTTACACGTTATCCAGCACCGCTCTTGTTGCTTATGATGGGAGCACGACAGTTAGTATTAACGGACTTACTTTGCTGACATCGAATAAAGCCGCTTTGTCATTTTCTAAATCCGGCGCTCAGATGGCCCTTAACGGAGCAGCTAACGCAAAAAATAACGGTTTTTCGTTTTCCGCATTTTCTGCTTTAGATTTTTTTATCTCTCGGTCCGGAACTATCTCAGCTTTCCAGTACTTCCCCCGTGCCCTAACCGAAGCCGAGATCATCGACCTAACAACACCGGGGGCTTAACATGCAACCAGACATCATAGGCACCATATACAAGCCCACCGGCGAAACCGACAGCGAGGGCGTTCCAGTGTTAGCGCCCATTGACGGTTATCACGTTAACTACCCTGCTGACGTTCCCGAGCTGGCACAGTACAAGTGCGACCCTCAACCTGTGACGCCTTATCGGGTGTACGCCGGGATTATGCCGGTGTGTTACGTCTTCCCGGATGAGGATGCGTTCAGAGAGCTTTTTCCAGCAACCCAAAACCAAAATGTAACCATTTGATATTTAAAAGGGTAGTGGCTGGCGAACGCTGGATATACCCTCACTGATACCCGCATTCGCCGCCGCTTGGGTCATCGCTTGAAATGCTCGTCGCTGCATTCGTCGCACAGCAATACGGCGTTCGATAGCACGCTTTCAAATCTGCACCCGCAATCACCAATGTCGTCCGGTAGTTGCAGCCGCGCTCTGATTTGACGCACAAAGTTGGAGGCGAATTCGGGATTTTCATTACACACTCTGGCTATCTCTTCCGCATCACTCTTTGTCAGCCCTTTAATAGGCTCATCCTCGTAGCCGAATACATTAAGTCCTGCAACTCCAAAAATTTTTTCACCTACCGTTATCGGGTAGGGCTGATAAATATACGCCTTGTTTGGTTCCGCTTTCATCACCCTGCCTCCCGGTATTCTGCCACACGCTCAGCAATCCATGCGTTGATTTCTGACTGCAACCACACCGACACCCGGCCCAACTTCACCGGCTCCGGAAATTCGCCCCGGCTGATTCTGCCATAAATCTCGGCCTTACATAATCCGACTGAGCTTATGACCTCTGGCAATCTTAGGAATCTTTCAGTCACTGCTCACCTCCCGCCTTTTCGGCCTCGTCGCGTAGGCGTTGGGCTTGCCTGTCAACTTGCTCCGCGGCTGAAGTGACGCCCTCCACAAAAGATGCGCAAGGGCTGCCGGGCAAATCTTTGAGCCACATTCCGAGAGCCTCACCGTAGTGCTCCAGCGCCTCGGCCTGCTTTCGCTTGATGAAGGGTTGAGAGTTCCCACTTGCTCTCATAATGCCGTGATAGTCCATCATGATTGCGTCCATGTGCCCGTAATCTCCTTGGTCAACATAGAATCCTTGCGCGCAGTGTTGCAGTCGTTCGCACAGATTTCTAAGCTCCGCCACCCTTGCCTGAGCCTGCTCAAGCTGCTTATACGGATCAACGAATGATCCACTGGCTACTACCTTCTCGACCGTGTTCCATGTGTGTTCGTAGTTCGGCCAGTCGCTCTCAACGACTACGCAATCTGTGCAGGGAATTCTCGCCCCGGACAGCAGGTCGCAGAGAGCTATATCCTGATCTTCGGACAAGTCCTTTATTTTAATAACGTAGTATCTGGCTTCGCGCTGAAAGTCACTCATCGCCTGAGCCCTCCTGCAGGTACCAGATGGTTTCTTTGACCATCTGCAGCTCCCAACCAGCGGGCTTACTGTAATCCTCCATTCGCCACGCCTCCTGAAGGTCTCCGCTCGCCTGAATTCTTGCGCCGAACTCTTCCTCAAGGACTTGCTTTATCCTGTGCAAAACGGCTGACTTGCCGCATTGGACAGGCCCGGTTACGGTGACGCAGGCCAATTCTGGGATTGATATTGCCAACTTTTTACTCATCGGCTTCGCCATCCTGTGGTGGTTGTGTAGCGGCCACCATTGCATCAAACGCAAGCTGTAGCTTCTCGGCTACTTCGACTCTTTGATCTTCTGGCCGGTTATCCCAATCGCCCACGGTTGCCAAGGCAAACGCTTTCACCGCTTCATTGGGTAGGCTTTCCGGCATCAGCACGTACCCCTCCGGCACTGGCTGAGGGGCTGCGCATGCATCACGAACGCTAAACCCTGCCTCATGAAAGCTACAATTGGCTAATTCTGATGATGCTTTGCGCAGCTTCTCGTTCTCGGCTTGTAGGGCTGGCGTAAACCTCTCCAGGCTCGCCCAGTCCGGATGGTCCGGGAAATCCCATTGTCTATCGCCCCAGCACAGCTCGCACCAGCACTCGGTGTCATACACGCGCAGGTCGCTCGCAGGCCACGAGAATTCCTCGTAGCAGCTTGTGCAGCCATACAGAGGCCGCTGATTTACTGTTCCGGGCTTATTGGTTGTCATGGCTGGTCTCCTGTGGTGGTTGTGGGCGCTTGAGGCCGGTGGGTTTCCATGCGTAATACTCACAGTCGATCTCATTTACGTACTCTCGATCAGTGCGCCAGCCACGGTCGTACCAGCACACCCATAAATACCCGTCACAATCCGCATCCGCCTCAGTCGGCAACCTCTCGCTGCACTTAATCCACCCATCACCCTCTGGCTGGGGTGTGGCGGGAATGGAGAGTAGGGCAGCCATATCTTCCCAAATGTTGTTCACGATCTGCGTGTAGTTGCCGCCAAACGTCTTGAGCCCTCGCGTAAGCGCGGTCACGCCCTCGTTCAGCATCTGTTCTGTTGGTACCTCCGGCACACTCCCTTGCTGGGCGGGCTGGGGGCCACGAGAAGCCTGAACGTTCAGGTCTTCCAGAATTTCCAAAACCAGTTCCTCGTGGTAAGTATCTTGGTCAGAGAAATGGATTGGCGTAAATCCACCCTCAACGGTGTCGTGATGCCCAGCCTCATAGCCAGAGTTGTAAACGTGGACGAACCACGGAAGACTGCCTTTGCCATCCTCCTCCTGCCCACCCTGAGCGCGGGCGGCTTGCCCATCTTTTAGCTCTTGAACAATCTCTTCAATGGTCATTGGCTGGCCATTTTTTAGAATTGCAGCCCCATCGCCGCAGATTCCTTGGCTGTACTCATGCTCAATCATCACCTGAGCCCTCCTGCTTTATGAGGTGTGCAACAGCGGCCTGTGTAGATGGATTGCACATTATCTCAGCGCCGCAAATCGTCTTAATTGGCTTGATGCAATTTGCATAACCGTCAATCATTGTCGTAGCGAGTCTTATTGACGGACTGGGGTATTCACTTATAAACGCCTTAACTTCAACGGCGCAGTCATATCTTAGTTGTGCCATCACTCGCCCTCCTGTGGTGGTTGTGGTATTTGAAGCCAGAGCGTTACCGCGCGATGCGGATCGTTTGCGAACCATTCGCTACCCGTGTCTGCGCAAACATCGACATAATCCAACTCATAACCGTCTACTCCGGGGATGCTCGTCAGAACCTCAAGGTCTGCATCCGGCAGTAAATCATCGACGCTAATCCACTCCGGCACTGCCTGAGCCTTTGGTGGGTGGGTGTAGCCTTCCAGAACATCCTCACCTTGCTGCGCTATTTCCCATAATGCCGGGCTGCGCTGAACCCGATTCAATAGGCCCAGCTGCACAAGCATGTCCAGCCAGTGGCGGCCAATATCAACATCCTGTCCATCCTCGGCGCACACGTCGAAACGCCGCAGCTTCTCGATGATCTTGGTGGCGAATTTCGGGAGCGCCACCGGCTCCGCATCACCCTGAGCGCGGTCTTCCATATGTTGCTTTGCTAACTCCCAGTCGGATCTCAAGATTGTTGCTCGTTCAACGTCAATACTATTTGTGCTTGTAAATTGCCGCTGGATTTTCTCAAACGCCTCTCTAATATCACTCATCGCCTTCGCCCTCCTGTGGTTCTCGAATCTCGACTTCGCCAAATCTCACGCAAAAATGATTTCCTGACGCTGCGTGCTCAAAAACAAAAAGCTGGTCTGTCGCAAACAGCAGCCTTGTCTTAACCCAGACTGACCTGAACTTAACCCCGACGCTGCGTATTTCACACGTCTCGCCAGGCCTCGGAATGAAAGTTGAAATCATCACTCGCCCTCCTGTGGTGGTTGTGGGGCTACGTCTAGCAGTGCACGGGCTCTAGACATCATTGCCTTGTGCTTATACGGCGGATCTTCGTCATAGTCCATTTGATAGATTCGCATAGCCTCAATCAGTTCTTCCAAGCACTCTTTCCACCCCTCCGTCACTCCGGCGCTTGGTGGGTGGGTGTAGAGCTGTGACCATTCAAAGCGATCACTAATCTCCGACATCAAGTTGCTATACTTGCTCTCATCGTCGCTGTTGCTATCATGCAGGTTGCATATAAGCTCACTCTCTACAGCGCACCACGCAACGCAGACCATTGCCTCAGTATTTGAGTCGTCGAACCCACGAACAAGGTAGCGCCCCGGCCTGTGTGGTTTTGGTGTCCATACCGGCTCCGCATCACCCTGAGCGCGGGCTTCCAGCAACTCCACCGCCGCATCAATCATCCTCCCCAACTCCTCAGGCAAAATGCCCGCCTCGTCCATAGTCCGTTCGTCGTCGCCGCGCCGCCATGCGTTGTATTTGCGCAGGTAGGCGGTAATCTCTCTAACACCACTCATAGCTCACCCTCCACCTTAACCATCTTGCCGCCGACAATTTCATACCTGTACCTGGCCGGCTTTGGTTCCGGCTCCGGCTCGTGCATAGCATTGCGGATCTGTTCGAGGTCGTTTACCTGCCCGTACAGAAGCGCAAACTCTTCGGGGTTGTTGAGGTCGGTCATTCGGGATTCCTCCATCGCATAGTTGCCGCAATAAAATTTATGCTCTTCACCGCCTCATGGCTCAACTTTTCAGGAGCCACTTTTAAGCCTATCTGTTTGTTCGGCGGGAAAATCTTAATGACCTCGCCGAGCAGACCTGCCTCCCTGGCCCGGACGTTTAGCGTTCTCGGCGTCGTCCCAAGCTCCGCGCACAGGTCGGTCTTGTTCAGGCCTGGATCTTCTTGCTTTCGCTTGCGCAAGTAGTCCAGCTTTTCCCTTGTGATCTGGAATCGCTTTGGCTTTGTCATGACTTCAACCTCCGTGCATCCAGTGAGAGGGGTTTGGCTTATACTGCATTTTTCGCTTCTCCGTTTTTGGCGTGCCACTCCTTGTGACATTTAGGGCACAACCAGCGTACAACCAACGGCTGCGCATAATCGTCGTGATGGCCGTGCAAGCGATTTGGTGATGATCCGCAAGACTCGCATAGTTCTGGTTTTTTGATTCTTCCGGCACGCACTGCATTGCCTAAAAGCACATGCGCCGCTCGCTTTACGGCGTTCCTTTCAATAAATCTTACCTTTGCCCTTCTGGTAGCATCTTTACCTGCCTTCGTTGATTGATATCTTCTGTGTCGCTCTCTAACCCTTGGGTCTTCCTTGAATCTTTTCTTGTCATAGGCCCTATAGTATTCGGCCTTTGCAGCCCTGTTAGCTCTAACCTTTGCCTTCCTGCACTCTTTGCAGGTGTTGTCATTGGCGTAGAATCCAGTGTCTTCAGGTAGCTCGTCGTTGCACCTATTGCAGATTTTAGTGATCATAAAAAGCCCTCCGTAGAGGGCATTATATCATTGAAAGGTATGTTTAGAAAGGAATCAATTATGTTCAGTTAAGGGCGCTAACCTTAACCCGCCTTTCGGCAGCTACCTGTTTCCAGGCAGATCAGACCATATCATCACCTACTTGAGGTGGCCCCCGCTTCCACTCGCTTGAGTGTACGCCTTACGGCTGGTCGTTGAACGTTCCCGTTTAGGGCTTCGCTGCTGATTGTCTTCGGCTTTATCCGGTCAGAGTTCCCAGCAATTCAAGGGCTTTTCACTGCCGCATCGCTACGGCAGGCGACATTCATTTATCGTCATCAAAATCATCTACCGGGGCCAAGCCTCCGCCCGCGCCAGTCGGGGCTGGATTGTTCTGCTGATACTGCTGCTGCGGGCGCTGTGCCGGTTGCTGTGGTTGCGCCTGCTGGCCTTGCGGCTGGGGACCAACGAGGCTGATCTCGCTAATGCGCAGCGTTACCGAAAAGCCCTGCGTGCCATCGTTTTTCTGGTATTGGCGCGTGCCAAGCTCACCCGTTACGGCGACCTGCTGGCCTTTAGTGAGGTACTGTATGAGGCCGGATTCGGCGCGCTTGCCGAACAGGGCGCAATCGATCCAAACGGTTTGTTTGTTGTCACCAAAACCGCTATCAACGGCCAGTGCGATACCGGCAACGGGCGTGCCGTTGGCGGTGTGGTTTACTTGGGCATCACGGCCAATGCGGCCGACGGCGGTAAATACGTTCATTTTGAGATCCTTACAGTCCATGAGGTTGTTGCTTGCTTGCGAAACTCATCAGGGTTCAGCCCGGATGCTTTAGCAAGGGCTTCGGTATCGACTGAGCCCTGTCGGGTAGTCGGGTAGGCCATGAGGCCGCAGCCCTTCGACTTTTTGCCCTCGGCCATTTTGATGAGCGCTTTCTTGAGCGCGTCTTGTCGTTTTTTGAGCGCCTTCATCTCGCCGTCAATTTCGAGGTATTCGGCGGCATGGTTCGCCCACGCCTCATCCTCTGACATATCGCGTTCGAGCGGTTCAAGGTGCGGGTTCTCGCCTTCTGGCAGGGTAATCGCGGCCTGGTAGTCGGCCATGAACGCCTCAAGCTCGGGCATGCGCTTTTCTAGCCAGCCCGCTTCGGCTTCAACCGTTTGCAGGCGGTGCGCATTGGGTGCCCAGGCGAAGTAATCCCAAGTGCCCCGGCCAGTGACAGCCATGCAAAGTTGGATTTGAGCCATGTAGTGCGGCTGATCTTCAATCGCCTTCAGATTGCCGGAGTACGGACACTTGATCTCAACGCCGTGATCGTCGTTTACGAGCCCGTCAGGGCTTGCAGCCAGCCATTCGTGTTCGGGGTGCACGATTAGCCCGACCTCATCCACGATATGGCCGGTGACAGCTTCGTACTCGCTCAGAGCGTCGGCTTCGTGCTCGGTGCCGTACTCGGTTGCCACGTTGCCCTGAAACTCCTTCTCAACCCCGAAGAGCTCCCGCACCATCTCCCGCAACACGTCGTCGCATGTGATGTATGGGTTCAGGCCAAGGATTGAGCCGATGCGGCTGCCGGTGATCCGGCCAACTCGCTGGGCAAACCATGCTTCACTTCTTTGCTCTGCTGGTGCGTTCATCACGCTGCCTCCTTAACTTGAGCGTACCGGGCCTTAACCGCGCCATTCACGGCCGCTCGGGTTTCCTGATCGAATGTTTCACACAGAGCTTTCAATGCTTCCTCTGTCGCGCACTCATTGATTTTCTGCACCTGCGCACCGTAATCCTTGGCGGGGGCTTTCTTGCGGTTGTTCGGGCCGCCTACCGCGCCGTTACCGTCGTCATCCTCTTGAGCGATGCCCGCCATGGCGGCTAGCCCGTAACGCCTGCAATATGTGATTGCAGAGCCCACACCTTGCGCGTCCTGCTTGCTCACCGGAGCCGATACGCTGCTGGCAATCCATTCGCCCGACTTGTGGGTAAACATGGTTTCAACCGTCACCGCGCCGTTCTCATACTCGGGTGCCTGGATCACGGCAATATCGTGAGCGGCCAGCACCGGGCGAACCGTATTCAGCACTTCCGCCAGGTCGGCGTATTGGCTGCGGAAATGCGGATTTTTCGCGTTCTTGCTGGCGTTGCTGATCTCGGCCTGAGCCTTCGCCAGCGCGCTTGCGATTTCGGTAATGCTGTCTGACATTTTCATACTGTTTGCCCCATCATTTCGCGCTGCAACTCGTTAGCCCACAGCTCATCGGTTCTGGCCTGCCAGCGGGCGGCCTCATCACTCCCGGCTGGATACGGGTTATCGCCCGCACCCATGCCATCCTTGTAATCCTTCACTGCTTGCAGCTCGGGTGTCATGCCACATCCCTCCTGCTAAGTTCCCGCTCAGCTTTCGCCGAGTTCTCAAAATCAATCAGCCCGACTACATGCCGAACCGCCTTATCACGCGCTTCTTTCAGAATCCGCACCGCTTCCAACGGATCGCTGTCCAGCTTTGCGAACGCCAGAGTTACCTCGTCGCGGCTCAGATCATCGACCGCTTCCATCACATCAAAGTCGGTTTTGTAGTCATCGGTGAGCGTGCCAAAATCGGTCAGCACGTCGTAATCAAACCGGTTCAACTTGGTCAGGGCTTCGTTTGCCTGTTCGCGAAGTTCGTCTGCCCTGGCCTCGATCTCTGCCGCGTCGTCGAGTTCTTTCTGGTAGTTTGAAAATGACTGTCTCACGCCACTATCTCCTGACGCTGAGCCAGCGTCTCTTTGTACATCTGCTCAAGCCTTCGACGCACACCTACGAGACTGTGGCTATCGTCGTCCAGACTGTAAGCCGTCCAGCTATCGGTGATGTCGTTGCCGCTCCAGAAAACTACCCAGGCCAACGTTGCGCCCTTTCTGGAGAAGTCCACCGAAACGTCAGCTATGCCGCGCTCTTTCATCGCCTCGGTCAGATTCAAAATCCGCAGCTTCTCTTTCCGTATCTCGTTCATGCCGCCACCTCCAGTTTTTCGAAGTTCTCAAAGGCCATTTCAAATGGGTCTCTTTCTTCCCATGGAAATTCACCGGGGAATGTAAAGCGAACCGCTTGAAACCATTCGCCCACGGTCATCTTTCGGGTCCCCTTATTTGAGGTGCTGGCGTAGCCGTTAAACGGAACTTCCTTTGGATTGGCATCCTTGATCATCTGCAAAGCCTGCGCCTGATCCATATCTGCCCAAGCCTCGCCCATGAGGTCAGCGACAAGTGCAAACTGACTCATCGTCAGCATGGCGGTTGATGCCCGCTCGCTAGGGCTACACAGCTTGCAACCGGTTTTGATGTGGGTAACCGCAAATGTCCCAAACGGAAACATCGTCACAGCAAGGCCGGGGCAAGATTTATGCGCAAGAGCTGGAACCTCTATTTCGCCGCCCTCGCGCATAACCTTGACTCTGATCTCTGCCAAGCCATCGAGATATTCAACGGGTTTCTGTTCGCCCTTCATGCCGCCATCCTCCGAATTCCGGCAAGTGCCGCCACCTGCATCTGCTCAAGTTCGTGCCGGATCAGCCGCAACTTTGCTTCAAGCGCAGAGCTGTCCATCTCCAGAGAGGCCGCGTAGATTGTTTTTCCGCCTTCATCGACGGTGATTTCCCAGATGCGGTCTGCCCAATTAATCCGGTCAGTCACCACCGCTGAAAAATTGTCATTGATGCTCTGAAACAGCTTGCCAATCAGGGCCATTTCGTTTTCGAGAGTGTTCATGCTGCTACCTGTTTGATGTGATTCAGCTTGCGCTCATACTCAGCCAGCCGCTGGTCGTTGTTCTTTGGCTCAATGCCTGCCAGCTCGACCGAGCGTAAGGGTGCAGCCGTAGCGCCCTTGATGGGCTTCTGGCTGCCAGTGAAGGTGATGCGTTGGATTGTTGTCATGGTTTACTGCCTCTGTTTCGTGATTCGATGTCAGGATATTGAACTATACGTTCCGATACGTCAAGCGAGAAATTGACTATTTTTTAACGCTTGATGTATAGCGGGGCGATAGTATAGAATGACGTACATAAAGTTCAAACTGGAAATCAGCATGACACTACTGAAGAAGATGATCGACAGCATACCGGGAAAGATTCCGGCTGCGGCAAAGGTTTGTGGCGTGTCCACCAGGGCTGTCTACAAGTGGACAGCAAGCGGTAGATTGCCAAGAACCGATTACACTGGAGAGACAGATTACGCAGAGCGCATGGCCGATGCCGCTGGTGGTGCATTTAGTGCGGAGTGGCTAAAGTCTGCGACGATGCGCGATGCTAAGAAGGGGTCGAAGCCGCATCTAAGTCAAAAGCAAGCAGCCTGAATTTCAGGCAATAAAAAACCCGGGTCATTGCTGGTTGGACAGCTCGCCGGGTTAATCACTAACTGAGGTAATTGTAAATGTTTAAGTTTGAATTTCCAAGCGAAAAGCGGTTTGAAGACTATGTATGGCATCACATACAGAAATATAAAGAGTGCCCGATTACCGAGGAGCCGGTCAGCTTTGCTTATCGCCAGCCAGCGCTTACCGGTTATGGGATAGCGGACATTATAAAAGTGTACGTGAGCCCGTGCGAGCTAAATGTATCTGTCCTCGAACTGAAAAACGAACCACTCAAAGAGGCGCACCTCTCACAGGTCGCAAAGTACCTCTCCTGCATTAAAGATCTAATGCGCCCAGCATTAAACATTAATAGCCAGTATTTTTATGTATCGCTTGTTGCACAGCTTGCGGGGCCGTTTCAGAAAGACCGAAGTGATTTTCCTTTTTTGCTGAGCTGCCTAAAAGATATCGAGGTCTATGACGTTTGCGTCTCTATGGAGCGAGGCTTTCACTCTAAACCGATAGAGGACGGCTGGAGGTCCACGGGGCGGAAAATATCGGACAGGAAAAGGTTTAGAAAGGATGTGGTTTCAGAGTACAGAAATGCGCTGAGTAGAATCCAAAACAACATAGCGGGCAATCTTGAAAAGATGCCGTGGGAGGAAGCGTAAAATGGCTAGGGCAAGAAACTTGAAGCCAGGCTTCTTCGTTAATGAATATCTTGGTACATGTGATCCGCTTGAGGCGCTTCTTTTCGAAGGGTTGTGGACGCTGTCAGACCGGTTTGGTCTTCTGGAAAACCGGCCCCTTAGAATAAAAGCTCAGATATTCCCATACCGGAACCTTAGCCCTCAAGAAATTACTAGATTTGTACAGAACCTATCGGGTGCCGGATTCCTTAACCTCTACAGTGTAGATGGGGTGGAATACATAGAAATTTGCAACTTCTCAAAGCACCAAAACCCGCACAAGAACGAAAAGGGCGGGGAAATCCCAAAACCTCCGCAACCTCCTGAAAATAAAGAGGGTGATTCCAGTTCGAGTAATTACCAGAGCGATCAAGAAAAGCATCAAAGCGATCCGGATGAATCATGTATAAGGAATGAGGAATCCCTATTACATGAACCCAATAATAAGGGCTCAACGTCTGACGACGATTCGCCTGCCCGCAATGATCCCGACCTTGCCAGGAAATTCCCGCTCAAGGACGGAACAGACTACACCGCTCCAGAGAATCTGGTTTCTGAACTCAAAGACACCTACCAAAACTTGGATGTTGAGTTCCATCTGAAGAAAGCCCGGCTATGGCTAATCACCACACAATCCAAGCGAAAGACTGAACGAGGGATGCCTAAGTTTCTCAATGGCTGGATGAGTCGGCAGAGGCCAGCAGGCGAAGTCGTGCAAATCCAGAGCCGCCACACCGGTTTCGAAGATCGTGATTACAGCGAAGGCTTGATCGAGGGGGTGCCCGATGACGCAGCAAACTTCTGAAAAAAGAACTGGCGAGGCCAAAGAGCCTTTGTTCTCCGATGCAGTCTTTGACCGCATGTTTGGGGTGATCGACAAGCGCTCAGGCAAGTGCGAAGAGCACGGCGATTATGTGGACGTTTATTTTTCAGGCGAAAAAAACGCCCCGAAGGGCTGGAAGGGTTGCCCTGA